TGCGCCAAACTTTGAAGGGCCATTGCGTCCCGGCGACACAATAGATTCAACGCTTGCAAGCATTTTGTATGCGCCACCAACGGGCACGATAGAAGGAATCGCAAGCACATTGCCTACGACCTTAGTCGGTGACACAGCGATTGATTACTCGCTGACACCCGCAGCAAAGTCGGTAACTGTTGACGATGTGGTGAAAAACATCATTCTTGAAAACTTAGACACAAGCCTACAGACGGGCACTCTAACGGCAGATCAAGTAGACACAGCACTAAACACGCTGACGGGTGGATACACGCTTGGCGGCACAACTGAAGGCATTAAAGCAACATTGCCCGACACGATTGTTACGGGGGACGAACCCGTTGATTACACGTTGAATGTTCTAACTGGCGGTGAGGGTTTAAAACTACCAACAAGTCCAAATTTGGAAAGTATGGGTGGTGGTCAAGGGTTAACCGCTGATGTTGTAGGTGGGGTTTTAAGTGAAGAAGGTCTAACAAGAACGGGAGATGTGATTCTCGGAGACCCCAATTCCTTCATTAATACGACTCTGCCATTATCAACAGATACAACGGTTGGTGCTGATACAACGGCTGGCACTGATGCGACTGATACGACTGATTCCCCGTTAACAAAAGCACAAGTCGAGGGAATGATAAAACTTGCTGTGACGCTTGCTTTAGCAGATCAAGCAGCTAAAGTAATAACAGATGCAACATCAAGTGGTGATACAGATACAACCATAACGGGAACTCCATTTGTCCCAACTGATGTATCCGGATGGGCAAGCCCCACCTACACAAAGACCTTTCAAGGCCCAATCGATCTAAACTCACTGTTTACCACTGACAATCTATTAGGTGGCACCCAATGGGCTGGACTACAAGGCAACCAATTTGCAAATATGCCGCAAGTGTCAATGTCAGACTTTATATCGAGTATCCAAAATGGAAAAGTTTGAACTTGCCAAGAATCTGCTTTCCGATGAATTCTTCTTAGAAGAAATGGAAGCACTGCGCCAATCTGAATTGCTTAATATAGTTAACTCCGCACCGGATGATATTGAAGCGAGAGAACTTGCATATTTAAAAATTCATGCTTTACAATCAATTAAAAGCCACTTTGAATCAATTGCAGCTACGGGGCTAATTGTTAAGAAGCGGTGGAAGATTTTGTAATCATAAGATTACACCGTGGCACTCGGTAAGTGCTGACAACTTGGGTTAGAAATGAGTGATAACACGGCTCCGCAAGGAAGTGAATCGCTGAATGTGGAACAAGCTGCATCCGCATTTTTTGGATTAATGGATTCTGAACCGAACGCCAAAGGCCAAGTCGAACAGAATGCAGATTCAGAGAATGATGATGGCGTTGATTCCGAGTTGGTGGATTCTGAAGAAGGTGAGACAGAGCGAGCAAGCACTTTTCGAGTCAAAGCGGCTGGAGAAGAACGCGATGTAACTCTCGATCAACTTATTGAGGGCTATCAACTGGGGGCCGACTACACAAAGAAGACCCAAACGCTTAGTGAACAACGCCGCGCTGTGGAAGCAGAACGGTCGAAAATTGACGAAGCAAACAAGGTAAGAGATCAGTACGCCCAACGCTTGCAGATGATGGAACAATTCCTAACTCAGCAAACGAAGGGTGAGAACTTGGATGCTCTAAAGGAAAGTGACCCCATCGGGTATGCAGTCAAGGTAGCAGAAAAGCAGCAACGCAATGAACAACTTGCGGTCTTGAAGGCAGAACAGCAACGCATTGCCCAACAGCAACAAGCCGAGCATTCTGAGAAACTTCAAAGTCACATTGCTCAAGAAAGCCAAAAACTTTCTTCTTCGATACCGGGCTATGCAGACCCAAAGACCGGCGACCAAATCCGCAAGGATATTAGGGATTACGCCAAGTCGATAGGGTGGACAGACCAAGAGTTAGCCAATGTCTATGATTCTCGTGCTGTTTTGAGTTTGTATCACGGCATGAAGTATTCTGCTTTGCAAAAGGGAAAGCCGGAGTTATCCAAAAAGATATCCGAAGCACCCCGAATGATGAAAAGCGGTGTATCTGCGCCAAGAGACAATCAAGAACAGCACAAAAAAGCAGTAGCGCATTTGAAGAAGACCGGAAAAATCCGAGACGCTGCAAGTGCGTTTGAACGGTTCGTATAACTCAAGGATTCAATCATGGCAACTTATCAAACCTATACCTCCATCGGTCAGCGTGAAGACCTCTCCGATGTGATCTACTCCATCTCCCCCACCGACACGCCGTTCATGTCATCCATCGGCAAGGGCAAAGCAACCGCTACCAATCACGAATGGCAAACCGATGCTCTCGCATCTGCCGTCTTGACCAACGCAGCAGTTGAAGGCGACACGGCATCTGATGCCACCATCGGCGTGACCACTCGCGTGGGCAACAAGTGTCAGATCAGCCAAAAGACCGTGAAAATCTCCGGCACTTTGGAAGCTGTGGACAAAGCTGGTCGTAAGTCTGAGAAGGCTTACCAATTGGCTAAAGCCTCTGCTGAGATCAAGCGCGACATGGAAGTCACTCTGTTGTCAAACCAAGCAAGCACGAACGGTAACTCAAGCACTGCTCGTAAATTGGGTGGTTTGCAAACATGGTTGGCGACCAACGGTGACTTTGGAACAAGCGGTGTTGCTGGCGCAAGCGGCACGACCACTCGTACCAACGGCACTAACCGCACCTTTGACGAAGCCACTCTGAAAACTGTGGTTAAAGAAGTGTATGCCTCCGGTGGCAATCCCAAAGTGTTGATGGTGAATCCTGCTCACAAGCAGTTGGTCTCTGCCTTCACCGGTATCGCTGCTCAACGCTTCATGGCTCCTGCTGATGCACCAACCACCATCATCGGTGCTGCTGATGTGTATCTGAGCGACTTCGGCACGATCTCGGTCGTTCCCAACCGCTTCATGACCTCTACCAACACTTGCGATGAAGCTGCATTTGTGTTGGATACCGACATGGCATCTGTGGCCTATCTGCGCCCCTTCCAAACCAACGAGTTGGCAAAGACGGGTGATGCGGAAGTCACTCAATTGCTGGTGGAATACACCTTGCAAGTGAACAACGAAGCTGCACACGGCATCATCGCTGACTTGACTCCCTAAGAGTGAATGCCCCCATGTTTAACCGCATGGGGGTTTTTCTATGAATCAGTTTCGTCAATCTGTTGCTCACGCCGATGGCGAAGGCGGCATCATCGTTGAAACACGCCAAGACATAACGGCAAACATCGAGCAAAATCTAAAGGAATTCAATTCCTACGATGAACGCGCAAGATGGTCGGATGATATGTTTGGCAACAAGGTTGCTTCAATTCCTTTAACAGTGATTGACGATCTAAACGCAAAAGGCATCATGAGAGGCTTTGCGGTAGTGGATGAAAAGAAATTCAAAGAATTCCTAAACAGTCCGGACAATCGTTTTTTTAGAACTAGACCGGGGCGAGTATGAGCATTGCTACATTCTCTGAACTAAGCACAGCGGTTGCCAACTATTTGGCTCGTACTGACTTGACAAGCGAGATTCCCGACTTCATTCGGTTTGCAGAACTGAGGCTTCGCAGAGAACTCCGCATCCGGCAAATGCTCAAATCAGTGACCACCACTACGACAAGTGGGGATGGAACGGTAGAAATACCGTCAGATTTTCTTGAGGCTAGAGACTTCTATGTAACGGGGAACCCTCCGCAACCATTGACCTATCTGTCTCCATCGGTGTTTATCAGAAACACAGATTCTCATGTTCGCGGTAGACCGTTGAACTACACAATTTTGGCGACTGAGTTTCAGTTAGCCCCAATGCCGGACAAAGCGTATACGCTTCAAATGCTGTATTACTCTGCTCCGACATTCCTATCAAGCGCAAACTCAAGTAATGCGTTTATGGCTAACGCTCCCGATGCTTTGCTTTATGCGGCATTGTTGGAAGCAGAACCATACATCATGAACGATGCACGAATTCAGACATGGGCGACCATGTACCAAAGGGCAATCGACACATTGGTTAGATCGGATGAATCTTCTCAATACTCGGGTGTTCCACTCGCAATGACTTTATCAAAGAGGTAAAAAATGGCTGCAATGTCCAACTACTTAGAGACTGCTCTAATCAATGAAGTACTCCGAGCAACCGCTTTCACAGCACCGACAACTGTCTATGTTGCACTGTTTACGACTGACCCTACAGATGCCGGTACTGGTACTGAGTGCACTGGTACAAGCTATGCTCGTCAGTCTGCTACTTTTGCTGCTCCCTCTAATGGTGCTTCTAGCACTAGTGCAGATATTAATTTCCCGCAAGCTGGAAACACATGGGGAACCATCACCCACTTCGGTATCTTTGATGCTCTTACTACTGGGAATCTGTTGGTTCATGGTGCTTTGACCACTTCCAAGACAATCGACACGGGCGATGTGTTCAAGATCGCTAGTGGTTCACTGACTGTCACCTTTGCGTAATGGCAGATGTTTGTGGCCCATTCACGCTTGAACAGCTAGACCTATTCGGGAGCATTGATA